CCATCTTTCCGTCTCCTTATGCGCTGACGCGGCTGCTGAAATCGAGCAGGTACTGGTCTGTGATGCGCTGGCGCAGCAGCAGGTTTTCCAGCGGCGGCACCGGCGTGTAGTCGTAATCGATCAACAGCTTGCCCGCCTTGAGCGTGTCCTTATCGTTCACGCTCTCATCCAGCCAGCAGTCCGCACCAATCAGATAGCCCTGAGTCACCAGGCTGCGCAGCTTCGCGCGGATGCTCTCGATGATGTCGCGGGCCAGCGACGGGTTCAGCGCTCCGTCAACGGACCACATCTGCCCTTCAGCCATCGTGTCCATCAGCACCTGCGCGGTGCGGGTGTAACACTCAAACTGAAACAGCGGATCGTCGCTGAGGCAGCGGGAACCCCAGAAGCGGAAGCCGTCTTTACGGATCAGCGTGGTGACGTCGTTCTGGTTCAGCAGGCCCGCATCAGTGGCCGGATCCTGCAGGTCCCAGAAGACGTCTTTAGAAATGCCGGTGACGCCGTTCACGCCGACGTTTGACAGGGACTTGTGCCAGCCGGTCTGCTCGTCGATTTTGGCGCGCAGGCCCAGCGCGCGGGCGGTGGCGTAGGCCGTCGCGTCTGCCTTAAGCACGGTGTCAAAGCTGATGAAGTCAGGCCAGATCAGCATTCCTTCGCGCTGGCTGAAATTGCTGCGGTAGGCAATCGCCTCTTCAACACTCTTGCAGCCGTAGGCGGACAGGTAGGCGAAGCCGCGCAGACTCTGCGCCACGCCCAGCAGCTCGGTGGCGACGGCTTTGGTGTCGTGGCCCGGCACGCCGAGAATGCGGGGTTTTACGCCGCAGACGGACTGCGCGGCCAGCAGCGCCTTCATGCCGGTGCGCTGGCCGTCGGTCACGCCGCCGATGATGTTGGCGGTGGTTTCTGCTTCGGTTTCGCCCTGCGGCACGCGCACAACTACGGTGACGGGTTTGGACTGATCGGCGATGGCGTCCAGTGAGCGCGCCAGCGTGCCGGACTCTCCGGCCTTGCCGCTGGCTGTGAGTACGTCGGTTAACAGCACCGGGCGGTTAAGCGGAAAGGTGGCCGCGTCGGCGTCGTCGCCGGTACAGACCAGCCCGACAATCGCGGTGCTGACGGTGGTGATAGTTCGCGTGCCTTCGTTGATTTCCTCAACGCGCACGCCGTGGTGATAATCCTGTGCCATAGGGCGGTTCTCCTGTGAAGGGGTTCCGCTATGGTGAGAGGTGTCGGGCGCGGGCGCACCCGGCGGGCATTGTGTGGAGAATCACACAAGGTAAGGCCGTAAAAAAGCGCCCCTTCGGGCGCTGTCGCTGTCAGCCTGGCGGCTGTGGCCACTCCTCCGGCGACTGTGTATCTGCATCTGTCCGGCTCAGCAGTACGCGGTATTTTTTCCACGCAGTCAGCTGCGTCTTTTCCTCATCCGTTGCCATATCCAGGTCAACCGCATCCTGCAGCATCTGCACTTTTTGCGTAGCCTCGCGAAGACGGGCGGCAAGGATGGCCTGCTTCGCCAGCGTGCTGAGTTCAGCAACCATTGGCGAGCCTTTCACAATCTCGCCGCTGATAAGCTGACAATCCTGCCCGACAGATTCAAACTGCGCCTGCGTCAGCTCTGCCAACTCCATGGCAGAATAGTTCTCTGCATCGGCCTTGCTGAAGGCAATCATCATGGCGTCGATATAGTGCCCGGCATTAACCGACACAAAGTAACGATTCTCAAAAGGTTGAACCTGGTCCGCCTCGCTCTGCTCAGCTGCAAAATTTTCCTGTGTGCTCATGTTCATCACCAGATTGCCAGAAGGTTAACGTTAAGGGCCGAATCATTGTTGTTATAGATACCGGCGTTACCTGCACCGACGCCAGTTGACCATACCGCCGGATCGCCGTTGATGCCGGTTATAAATATGGCCGGCGGAGCCGTAAAGCCTGCCGGATATGTCCAGATGACATTGGTCTTTGCCGGGATACTCAGGTTCTGACGGCACCACTGCGCGCCGTTCGGTAGCTTCGTCCAGGCACCGTTTCCGTTAGTGCCAGCCTGAAATTGCCCGTAAGCGACGGCGCTGTTAGCACCTGTACCGCCCGCCACGGCAAAGCCCTGGCCAGCATCACCGCCCTTAAAGGCATAACCTCCCAGCACGTAATTCAGGCGAGCATTGCTTACAGCGGCGTTTGTTTCGCCGCTATTGCGTACATAAAAATCCGTCTGGTCATTGCCATTTACGTTGGCTTTTTTACTAAGTCCGTCATTCAGCAGCGAAACCGGCACGGCGGCGCTGCCATCCGTGGGCGCACTCATCACCAGGAACTTCTGGGACGCCGAGCCGCCCAGCAGGGCGCGCAAAGCCAGCGCAGTGTTCATTTGCCCGCGATTAACTGCATGTCCATCTGCGGAGGCGTCTTTGACAGAAAACTGCTGATTAACGTTACCCGCAAGCAGCGCGCGCGCCGCAAGCTGATTGGTCATTGTGGTGGCAAAGTTCGGATCGTTACCCAGCGCCGCCGCCAGTTCGTTCAGCGTGTCCAGCGCCTCCGGGGAAGACGCTACCAGCTGCGCAATAGCGGCCTGCACAAAAGCCGTTGTGGCAAGCAGCGTTGAACTGTTACCCGCTGAAGGCGTCGGGGCTTTTGGCGCTCCGGTGAATAACGGGCTTTCTTTAGGCGCGTACTGCTTATGCGGGTCAGCAGCGGCGATGTGCTTAGCCATCAGGTCATCCGCGTACTGCCTGACCTCAATCACGGCCTGACTTACCTTGCTGTCAGCGTACTGCCTCGTTGCCAGCACTACGGAAGGGTCAATTTTCAGGGTGATAGCGTCAGTGCTGTTAACGATCAGGATCATGCGCACGGTCTGCGTGCGGCCGCTGCCCTCCTGCAGCGCGGGTTTGTAGGTTTCCGGCGTGTTACACACCGCAATCAGCGTCCCGTCCGCATCAAACAGCCCCATTTCCCGGATCCAGAATCCGCCCTCCGCTTCAGGGATCACCTGCTCAGCAATCACCTGGCTGGCATTGGCCGCATCATTGCTCAGCGAATTGATAGCGGCGCGGCGCACCTCGTTAACCAGCTTCGTCTGGCTGGCGTTCGGCGTCGGCAGCGTGCCGCCGCCATCCCCCACGGCCATCTGTGTGATGTTCAGTTTTGTGCCGAGCGCGGCAGCGTTGGCAATCTTCGCCGCGCCCAGATTGGTTACGATCGCATAGTATTTTTGTGTCATGGTCCCACTTCCATCAGATCAATAACGTGTACCGCCGCGCCGCCATAAACCGCGCCGCTGACGGAGATAATTTCCGGGGTGTACGGGTAAACGGTCAGGTCATCACCGTCATAGCTGGCTGCTGCCATGCGTGTTTCGCCGCTGACCTGCAGGTTGATGGACATTCCCAGCAGGTGACGGCTGCAGGGTTTTGCATCGCTGATCAGCCGCTCAAGCTCCTGATAGGTTTCTTCAGTAATGCCCTGGTCCTGCACGCCAATATCCAGGCGGAACGTGCCGGGCGGCTCATTGGTTTTCCACCACTCAATAACCCGGATCAGGAAGCCGAACGGCTCCACCACGCGGCGGATGGCGCTGATAGTGCCTTTGTGCTGATGAATATAAAACGCATCGCTCACCACCTGCCGTTTGACGCTCTCAGCCCAGCTTTCGTCCCAGCGGTCCACCGAAAAGGCCCAGGCCAGATACGGCAGAAAGCTCACCGGGCAGGTGGCCGGGTTCCAGAGGTCGCGCAGCGGCACGTTCAGCCCGGAAATCCCGCTGCACGCCTGCGCTAAACGGCGCTCCAGCGCAGACGAACCGGGCGGCATCAGGCTGCTGTTGCTCATGTCACCCCCTGATCGCCCGCCACGGAAATGTCCGTACCGGTGCAGTAACCCGCCTGCGTGCGGTCCATGATGATGTCCTGCGCCGGTTCGGTGATTTCCACCCAGTCCACACCGGCCACACGCATCACCGCCCCGTAGGACTCACGCCGCACGCTGCGCCCCAGCTTTTTCTGTTCAGTAAGGTAAGCCGCCAGATTAGCATTTGCCGCCTCAAGGCAGGGACCGGCGGCCACGCCGTCGAACAGGTGCAGCCTGGCCTTCACGCTGTAGTTGCGAATAGTCGCCCCCTGAACCGTCACACGGTCGGCCACCGGGCGCACGCTGTCGGCGCTCAGTGCTGTGTCCACTGTAGTCAGCAAATCCGCTGCCGCCGCGCCGTCACCTTCGCGACTCAGGACAGTGATCAGTACTGTCGCCGGTGACGGGCTGATGGCGGACACATCCTGCACCCGACCATCGGCGCTTTTAGCGTGAAACTCATACGCGCCCGTCGGTCCGGCCACGCTCAGCCCCTCAAACGCCTCCGGCACGCGCACGCGCAGTGCGTCGTCTGATTCCATCACTGCATCCACCGGCGGCACCGCGTCGGGATTAGCTGGCGTAATGGTCAGGCGCTTCACGTTATTGCGGGCGGCCTGCTGGTCCAGATCGCTGCCGATGGCGTAGGCCACCATCACCGCCTGCGCCGCCTCGTTAATGCGCTGGCGCAGCAGGATTTCCCGGTAGGTGTTTTCCTGCAGGCTTTTCACAATCGGCTCAGACTCCAGCGCCAGCACGCGGCGCATGGCGGCCTGTTCATCCGCCGGATAAAGCGTAATCAGCGCCTCTTTGCGCTCTGCGAGCAGCGTTTCAAAGTCCGGCACCTCAATAATCTTCGGTGCGGGCAGCTGGGAAAGGTCAATTACTGCCACTGTTCACCCCCGTTGGTACAGACATGGCAACCGGCGAACCGTCATCCCGCTGGCCGGTCAGCTCAACCACCATAGAGCCGTCAAAGTCGCTGGTAAGGTTTACGGTGCTCAGCCTCACGCGAGGTTCCCAGCGGCTGATGGCGACATACACTGCCGCCATTACCTGCAGGCGGATCACGTCGTTCTGTGGCTGGTCCATCAGCAGCGACAGCAGCGAACCGTAATCACGCCGGGCGATGCGGCTGCCTTCCGGGGTGATCAGGATGTCGCGCATGCTCTGCCGGATGTGATCGATGTCGGTAATGGCTTCGCCGGTATCGCGGTTCATGCCGAGGTACATCATTGCGGGCCTCCTGACATATCGGTGCCGGTCTTCACTTTGCTGTGTAAGTGCTTATCAGCAATCACGCCGTTAGAACTCATTGAACCGCCGCCGTGGGTCACATCGCCGTTCATCGTGGTGTCACCGTTAATCCGTGTCTGGCTGGCCTCTATCCTCAGCGCATCGGTGATCAGCTGAATGCCGTCCGCCGCTTCAATGCGCACGCTTTTGATGTTCTTAATCAGCAACTGACCCGTTTCCGGCTCGTACTGAAACCAGCCGCCATCCTTAAACACGGTGGTGGTGCCGTCTTCCGAGTAGTCAGGCGGCGGGAAGGCTTCGGAATAAATGGCGGGCAGCGCAAAGGCGGTTTCGAGGTTGCCGCCCAGGCTCAGCAGCACAACCTGTTCCCCGACGGTGGGTTGCCACCATGTGCGTGTATTACCGGCGCGCAGGGTGAGCCAGTTGATCCAGTTGGTTTCGAGGTCGCCCGTTTTCACCCGGCACAGCCAGCTCACCGGGTCCACTTCGGACACGGTGCCGGTGCGGATCAGGTTGGTGATAAGGCGCATGATTTCGGTGAGTTTTTCGTTCATGAACACATGATTGCGATTGGAGGATTTTTTTGCAGCTTTGTGGCAATGTGTAGAGAACCACACACCAAAATATTCAAGACGACGATTTATGATATTTGCTGCGAAATATTTAATAGAACTGCCTTACATAATTAATCTTTCTGATGGTGATTATGATTTCAAGTATGAAGGTGCTTTGATTAGGATAAATGTTGATAATAATCTTTATGCTCTAGTTCGCTTTGTTAACTCCTGCCAGCTAACCGCTGCAATAGGATTAAAAGAGGACTTATTACAGCATTCAAAAGAACAGCTATCTTTAATTAAAGCTAGAACCATAGTTTCTTTCATAGATGGTTACGAAGTGGGTGAGTTAGAAAGCATTTCGGAGCAAGAGCTACTTGATTACCTTCGCAGAATAATGCCAAAGGCAAATGATTATCCTACAGAGGAAGAGGCAAAGGAAATCCTTCAGGGCCTTAATGAAAATCAAAAAAAAGATTTAATTAATCGTGCAGGCATTGAAAAAACAGCGGGCATGTTATTCCCAGCAACTAGCGCCATGCCCTGTATAGATGTAGTAAATAACTTCATCAGACACTATAGCGTTCATTTTGGAGACCATTTCGCTGAAGAGATTTCCTTATATCAGGTAGCTTCGGGTTTAACAAATGGTATCATGTTGCAGCTTTTTTGTGATAATGAGATGATTAGCTCCATACCTATAGTTGGACTTTTCCCCCCTATATTGAGAAATACTTTGTTTGTTCATGACGAAGAAAAAACCAACGCATTCAAAAAGGTTTTAATAAATTCTCATTTCAATAAGCAATCGGAGCTATTGTTAATAAGAGCTAAAAATCTAAAAACAAAAGGAGCGTTTCGGTCTGCCCTGCTTGAAGCTTCTGCTTCACTAGAGAATTATGTCAGACTGCTTTTAATTCATAAAATGAAAGAGAGTGGTTTGTCTGATGGCGACATTGAATCAACTTTGACAAAATTCAACAACTTCGAAGATAGATGCAAAAAATTGTTCAAAAGTAATTTTTTAAAATCAATACCAGAGATAAGCCCTCTTGAATGGCAGCATGTTAAAACAGATAGAGACAACATACGACATAAAACAACACACACATCACACGAACCTACTGAAAAAGAGGTTGGTATGACGATATGCCACATCGAAAATCTTATTGTAAAAGTAAATTCTTATTTGGATAATCAAAGGCAATCCGCATCAAATCAAAATAAACTTAATGGTTAAAATACTACAAGCTATTTCATCTTGATTTTCCACTGGCTCAGTCTGTGAGCCAGTGGACCAACGCATCACGAACGGATGTTTCAACATCATCATTTACTCCCAACAATTGACGCTCCGTATATTTCACCATCGGGCCGCGACGGCTTACCCGATCCCTCAGGCCGTAGTGATGGACGCGGGCCAGCTTCTGCACCGCCGGAATAAAGGCAATCTCTGCGGCGTCTACACCTGCCTGCGCCTTGAGATACTTTGCCGTTTTCAGCTTCGCGAACATGCCGCGACGGATACGCCCCTTTTTGCTGCGGGCGCTGACGCGGCGCGGCTCCCATGCGGTGCCGTCCGGGGAACGTTGTGCTGTGATGTTTGCTTGCTGAATGCGGCGCACGTCGCGCGCCACCTCGCGCAGCGTCTTTTTCCGGGCTGCCGGTTCCAGCTGTGAGAGAAGCGCAGCCAGCCAGGCATCCACTTCATGCAGTTCAGCCATGCTTCACCGTCCAGAATTCCTCCGGCGCGTCCGGTTCCGGCACTGCCTCAATGCTGATTTTCCCGTCCACAGTGGTTGCCACGACGCGCTCGGTCAGCTTCAGATCCATGCTGATGTCGCAGCGGTCATTCCCCAGAATATCGACCTCAAACGAAAACAGCTTTTCGCGCGCCTCACTGTTCTGCAGCGCGTCGGGCTGGTTTTCCTGCAGCCACAAAAGCACCGGGGCCATCAGCAGGTTCTGATCGCCGGTGAAGTCGGTGATCACCACGTTCAGGGTGTAACGGTACTCCCACGACAGGGACGCGGCGGCCGTAGCGACCAGCTGGCCGCTGTCCACGAACAGGTGCAGGCGGTCCGGGTTATCGGCCACGTAAGGGACCGACTTATTCAGGGCGCTGCGTAAGGAATGCGGCTTGTTCATCGTCTTTTTCCTGACAGCTGATGATGGTATCGACCTTACCGGCACATGCCGCCCAGGCGGCCTCCGTTTCGTCCAGCAGGGCCAGGAGGTCGCCGTTAGTGCGCGGTGCTGCCGGATCCAGCTGGCAGCGGGTGATTTTCGGACAGCCACTCACGGTAAGATTCACCTCCTGCGAGGGCCGGTCGCTGGCGCAGCCGGATAACAGGATCAGGCAAAGCGGTATCACTCCAGCGGCGCAGGTCTTCATTTTCACGTTTCAGCTCCTCAATTTTTCGCTGCCGGTCGCGCAGCAGCTGGCCGTTGCGTTCGGCGGCGGCGTAAAGCTGCGTCTGTGCCTGGCTGCTGGTCTGCGTAAGGATATTCAGGGCAATCAGCTGGCTGTTTTTCTGGCTCAGCTTTTTTCCCTGAGTTTCTATGACTGCCTCATGTGCGTGAATCTTCTGATAGGCGTTGTGCAGACTCCACGACTGCCACAACACAATCCCCAGAAAAAAAAGAACCATCACAATGATGTTCTTCATGTGCTCAGACTCCCTTAAGGCACCATGCCAGCTCTCGCCCGCGCCGGTTATCCAGCCCCTGATTGAATACGCCTTTCACGTATACCCAGCGCGGCAGCTGGTAACACGCCTCGCGCCACTGGCCCTTTTTCAGCAGCGCCACCATCGTGGAGCCGCACACGTTGCCGGTGCCAACGTTGAACGCCAGCGACACCAGCGCGTCATAAACCTGCTGCGGCATGGAGACCGCCACGCAGCGCGCCAGTGCCGCCTCAGTGCGCAACACGTTGGTGATGAAATTCCCCGCCGCCTGCCGTTCCGTGATGGACTTACCCGGCACCACGCCGAAGGTGTTGCCGATCCCGTCGGTCCACTTACCCGCGTCGCACTGGTACGGCTGCAGGCGGCAGCCCTCATAGTCGGCAATCAGCCGCAGCCCCTCCACGGAGGTGTGCAACTGCTGAAAGCCGGGCAGGGTGGCGGCCAGCGCCAGCACCACGCCCACGGCGCATCGCTTAACGATCTGCAGATTCATAATCACCCCGCGTGATGCGCCCGCTCTGCAGCAGCTGATAGGTTTTGTGTTTGTAGTACCAGCTGATAAGCGCCATCAGCAGGCCGATGAATACCCCGGCCACGGTTGACATGTCCTTCAGGTCCATGCCGCCCAGCCACGCCATTACTACCGCCATGCACCAGGTGATAAAGGTGCTGATTTTTTCCCACATGATTCAGTCCCAAAGCTGGACGGCCTGCACGGTGGCCGTCGTTGTCACGTCCGGCAACTCCACCTCCAGCCCGTGCGGTAAGAGGGGGCCATGCTCCGCCAGCCCCGGATTTGCCTGCAGTACCTGTTCCGTCATCCCCTGCGTGCGCCCGTAGTGACGCCAGCAGAGTGCGTCCACCGTGTCATACTGCTGCGCACGCACTTTCATCAGATAAGCTCCACGGTGCAGTGCGGCATGTCCTGCACGCGGCTGATGGCCCAGCGCGCATCGCGCCACAGGTCGCCGCTGGCATCATTCAGTTCTTCACCGCGCTTAACTGCTGTGGCGGTGGCGTCAAAGTCCTGATAGCGCTCGTTCAGTACCGCGCGCGTCCAGCACCACACCGCATTCATGTAGTGATGCAGGCGCACGCTCTCACCGGCCAGCTTCTCCGCCGGAACGTCGGCCAGGCCGTTATGACCGGCCAGCTCCTGCCGCTCACGCCACGGGTAAAGCTCCGCGTTAACTTCCGCCATTGCGGTCAGCACCACCTGACGCAGACGCTCCGGCGTCACGGTGCCGTCAACGCGCATGACGCTGCGGAACTTCGCCAGATCGACATCCGGCCAGAATGAGTTATTGGGGATGATGTCCGGCGCTGCCGTCGCCTTCTGTGGCGCGATAAATTCCATTGCTCTGTTACTCCTGAATAGGTGGGCGGTGGACGGGGTTTTGATGCGGCGCTGCCTGTCGCCACCCCGT